AGTTAATCTCTGAATACAACTCGTTTATTCCTGCATAAACTAATTGCCCTGAGTTATAATTTATTCCTGGATTATTGCCATTAGTTGTGAATACAAAATCTTCAACTAAACAAGGTAACGATTTGACTGTTCCATCGTATACATAAAACCCACCGGTTTTACCCATCCAATACACAGCACCATTAGCAAATAGACCTGCGTGTTGACCTAACATACCATTATTAGAACCAACCTTTAAAATAGAAAAAGTAAAAGGTGGACCTACGAATTGAATTACATATGATGCAGTATCTGTTAATACAAATAAATAATCTTTACCTTTAAAAGCTCCAATTATTTGAGTGCCATCATCAAGCCTAAAAGTTCCTGCTGTGTTGGTTGAGGTAGGCTCATATGTGCTTAAACTTTCTTGATCAGAAAACCTAATAAACATTTTGTCTTGTGAGGTTGCAGATCCAATTGTGGTTTCAGTGCCTAAGTGAAACAAATGTCTATCTCTATCAGATACAATGGTCATCACAGATTGAGTAGGCATACCTGTGCCCACTGTTGCCCTTGTAGCCAGTTGATTTGAGGCATTGGCATCCCAAGTAAAAGTTTTACCATTATGAATGGTAGCAACTAAAATATTACCAAAATTATCTAAAGACCAGTTCGCAGGATCAATAGATACACCGGCTGCTGTTGATGCATCTCCCCATCCAATGTATTCAGTAATGTTAGTTACGGTAGACCCATCTGAGTGGTTTGCAGGCGTTGTCCCGTTTTGTCCTCGACTTAAAGTTTGTAAGGTGTTGGAAGATTTGCTAGCGTAAGCGATGTCTTCAGAACCTATTCTAATAGTACCTGAATTAGGAAAGTTAGTTGCATCAGTTAAAATTACTTGAGCCGTAGTTCCAGAAGCCAAAGTTCCACCGTTGTTCATTGTGGTAGTTGTTTGTGCCACTGTACGTCCACCAAATAAATAAGTGCCCCAACCATAACCATAGGTTTGATTCAAAGGACCGACAGGCTCGTATGGATTGACATCTAAAGTTCCGTTGTTCGTTGTTCCTGATCCAGTTTCTGCTGAAGACATCATGATCGTGAAAGTTGTAATTGTAGGAACAGTTTGTACTTCAAATTTTATATCATCGAAGCTTGTTGCTGTAAAACCTGTTTGAGCTGCATTGAATGATCCAGCGTTTGCAAAGGTAACAATCTCACCTACTTCTACATTGTGTGCAGCTGATGTTGTGATGGTAACTGTAGTTGACGCATTCGTTGTCGTTATGTTTGCTCCGGTAGAAAAATTATCAGTCTCTAAAGGAGTGATATCATAAAAAGCACCTTCGTAATAAATAATCAAAACTTTGTCAGTGCCTATGGCTGCGTATCTTTTACCATTAGTAGCTGACCAAACATGTTGGGCTCTAGCTGCACCAACTAATTTTTGATCTACTAAAGCTGACCATCCACCTATTTTTTCTGGCTCTCCATATCTGAATCTTACATTGTCCCCATCTATCCAACGACCCTCTGCATCTGCTGGTGTAGATTGTTTGTCAAATCCTGGTGCTATGTTTACTTTTGCTAAAGGCATGCTAGATTATATCATTTTATATTACAGTTTTAAATATCTTGAAAATCTTAATCAGGCTTGAAGGAATTGTGTACTACTGGGTTTAAATTGAAAGGAATTGCATATTTTGTTTCACCTTGATTTGGATCTGCCTTATGTTTTAACCATGCTGAAAAACTTACAAAAGTTCCTTTTCTGGGAGTTACACTCATACCTAACTCTGGAAAATTTAATTTTTGATCTACATCATTCAAATACAATATACCTGAATACATAGATGATGCATGATCATGTAATTTTGTGTAATCATTTTTATCAATCTTAATACCCCAAGCATCTGCTAAATACACATGTTCATAATTTATATGTTTTGATAAAGCATCTAATCCAAATTTAAGCACCTTTACAAAATTAGGGTCATTTACAAATGCATTCCATGTAGTCATTTTACCCTCTACATTAGTTCTATAATTTAAATTTTTCTCTGATATCTTATTTTCTATTTGTTGTATAAAATATTCTGAATCAATATCTAAAGTAACTTCATGAAGAAACACCTCACGTTCTATCTTTTTTTGTATGATTTTATTTATCTGTTTTAACATTCGGATTTACTAGATCTTCTTTTTTGATCTCACCTACATCTTTAATATCAGGATTATCAAAATATAAATTCCAATCCATAATAATTCGTAAAAGTCTGCCACTAAAACTTTGAAAACTTTGTTGATCAAATCTTAATCTTCTGTATTTTATTATTATCCAAACTTCTCTCCAACTAAATACTATATCTGCCCCACCTGTTTTTTTGTTTTGTTCTATTTTCATTTAACCTTTTGTAATGCCTAACATTATTCTTTTATCTTTGAACCATTCTTTGTGTGGACCGTCTGCATTTACATAATGTAAAAAAACTTGTGCGTGCCAATCACCTTCAAAGTCATTTCTCCAATGTGCAAGTTCACATCCTTTATAGATTACTGCATCTCCAACGTCTAATTCTATTTCTGTGCCTTCCATAAAAATAGGCCATTTGACCCCACAAGAGTTTATTTTTACAGTCACACTATATTCACATGATGGTCTATCTTTATGTTTTTTTAAATCTGCACCGTAACTATACATTCTCCAAAAAGTATAAGTGGGAAGTAATTTTAATTTTGTTTCTCTTTCCATCAATTTCTTTTTAGTAATCAATAATGAGTCAGTCACAGGATCTCCATAAAACATAGTATCTCCTTGATCGCTTTGTTCTGTATCAAAACTATTGAAATTAGATCTATGTTTTAATCTTGTATAATGAGTAAGTAACTCTACTTCCTCTTTTGTAAGAAAATTCTTAATGTGTTTATATCCGTTAATTAACGCATCCATGATACTACTGAATATCTCACTCCTTCGGTTAATGGCTCTACTGCATGAGGAAACATGAAATTACTTGGCCAAATAACTACATGTCCAGGTTTTGTTGGCATTTTTATAATCTTATCACTATCACCTAATTTAAAACATAAACTGCCACCTTTGAAATCATTATTTAACATTAAAATAGAACTATACTTTCTATTGAATGTTGGGCCATCATCGACATGAAATTTGTAATGACCTCCTACTCCATATCTTAAGGCTTGCATGTCAAAAATAGCTGCTCTGTGTATGTCTGGAAAATCTCTTATATATTTATTCATTTGTTGAATAATTAAATAACTCAAATAATTATACCAATGCACATTACTTAAAGAATCGTGTAATGGACCTAAACCTAAAATTTCAACATCTCTAACTTTTTTATCTACAATATCTTCTCGCTGACCAGCTATAGAACCTGTAACAAATTTTTTTTCTTTAAATGTTTTGTTTAAATATTTTAAAAACTTAGTGATAGTTTTTGCATCTGGAATTGCTGGATAAATTCTTATATATTTTTCTAAGGACATAAAGAATATTTATAGAAAAATGTTGTAAAAGTAAACTTTAAACGAAAAAATCTTTATGAAAACTCTCAACAGATTCGTTGTTAAGGTAATGTCTCATAAAATTTACACTTTGTGGAAAAGTGACAGAAGACAGATCAACATTTTCTAAAGCTGTTTTGTAAGCTTCTATTCTTGTTTTGATACTTGAAAACTCAGCTAAACTTAATTTAGCAGTATGCTTTGATAAAAATTTAGTAATATCTTCAACGTATTTATTTTTTTCTTTTGTAAAATCTTCAGATGAGCAAATTGTAACATCGTCTGCTGCAGTTTCAGGATGAATTAAAGAACTATTGAAAACAACATTGTCCCCATCTAAACTAGCAAACTTTTCTCCACAAATATAACTATTAAAATCATCATCACTCACAGTTTTTAATCTTCCATCAGCTTTGACTATATCGAAATCTCCTCTTAAAAGTTTAAGATCATTTTCATCTCGAAGACCTAAAACAGCCGCTCCACCTATGTTAAAAAATATTACAGCCATTAGCTTAATTTATCCTCAAGTATTAAAAGTGCACCTGGACGCCCAGCATTTGAATTCATTTGTGGACTTGTAGATTCACCACCAACACCATAAACACCAAATTCAGCAGAGCTTGATGGGTTATCAGGATCAGCTACGAAAGTTGCTTTGAATGGAGCAACAGCTACTTCATCTCTATTATTTAAGTTTCCTGGAAATCCAGTTGGTTGTGATAAATTTATTAACAGCGCTGGGCCACTCGCAGTACCACCTGTTCCGCCTCTCGCATAGCCTTGTTGGTTTGTTGGAGGATGATTGGGTGCAGGAACTGCAGAACCACCTGTTCCTCCAGTAGCAGTCATTGTTGCTGGGTTAGCAAAAGTCGAATCGCCACCAGCCTGTCCTGAATAAACCATTGGTCCTGTTCCTTGAGCGCCTCCGCCACCTCCAATTGTAAAGGGTGCAGTAAAAGGTGATGGTGCTGGAGAAGATACAGTGGCAGAAAATATTCCTATACCACCGTTTCCACCTGGTCCTTTAGCATACGAACCCGGTCCAGTCCCTCCGCCACCAGCTCCACCACATAAGTAGGCTAAAATTTTTGTTGTGCCTGGTTGTGCAGTGAAAGTTGCAGTTGTTGGACTACCTCCTGAAAGAAATGTTCTAACAAAGTCATTTGATCCTGCAGCTCCTGTGGACGCTGCAGTAATTCTTCCATCTTCATCGACTGTGATGTCAGCTGTTGTGTAAGACCCTGCCGTTACAGCAGTAGATTGAAGTTGATTAGGTCCAACAGAGTTGGCAGCCATTTTTGTTAACGTCACATTTGATTGTAAAATTTTTGCAGAAGTTATTGCGTTTGAAGAAATATTAGCTGCACGTACAGCGTTATCAGCTATTTTGTTTGTTGTGACGTTTGATTGTAAAATTTTAGCTGTTGTTACAGCGTCAGAAGCTATTTGAGCTGCAGCTACTGTTCCACCTAAAGTGTCTAAAGAAATTTCTTTTAAGTTTGTGCCATCTGCGTAGGCTGCATAAATTTTTGCAGCATCTAATGTGAATCCAGATCCAGATGCAGTTTTAATTGTTAAATTTGTTGGGTTAGTTAAACCTGTGCAATCGAAAATGTAAAATTTTTCTATGCCATCAGGCACAGTACAAATTGTGCTAGCAGCGATTGATGCAGTAGCAAATTTAATTACCATGTTTCTAGCATTTGATAATGTAGCGTTACTCATCGCTAAAGCTAAAGTTCCACCACTAGATAGTGTAACTTGTTCAAATCCTGCAATAGCTTGCTGAACTAAATTTAAGTTGGTATTTGTTTTATCACCCCATGTACCAGCGTTTTCGCCAGTTACCATAAGTTCGAGTTTTAAATCTGTAGAATAAGCTGATGCCATATAACTCCTATATTATCAAAATTAGGCTGCTCTATCAACCTCGGTCCAAACATTATTTACACCAGGGTCAATCTCGCTCCATGCCGTTACATTAACTGAGCCTATATTTGCTGTCAACCCTATACCAGAAACGTCAACAACAGCACCACCAGTTATTGATACTGATCCCACTGAGCTAGCTAAAGCCTGACCTGTCACATCGTATACAGAAATTGGTGTAACTGATCCTATTGAACTAGATAATAATCCCGCTGTTGTAACAGATTCGACTGTTGTTTGAACTAGTGTGAATGTTCCTAAAGTTAGGGACATTGAAATACCTGTCACACCTACTTCAATTTTAGGCGCAGGAATAACTTGACCCACTGAAGAGGTTACAGATTGACCTGATAAAACACCTGTGAATCCATCTCCTGTTATACTCGCTAATGTTCCAATCGAAGTCTGTAATCCGGGTTCGCCAACAAATACAGTAACATTATTATCAATTTGAATTGAATTAACACCTTGTGTGATTGTTAATAAATCTAATCCAGAAACTTGGACCGTATGATCGACTACTGGTGTTACACTTCCTTGTGATAAAGTTGCTTGTTGTCCTGCTGGTAGAACAGAATATGTTTCTCCCCAAGCTCTGTTGCCCCAACCACCTCGGCCCCAACCAACTTCAACTAAAGCTTCAACAGTTACTGATCCTAAACTAGAAGCTAAACTTTGACCTCCAACCAAAACAGAACCAGTGATGCCCCAAGCTCCTGAACCCCATTCAGCTCTACCCCAACCATTTATTGAAACACCTTGAGCATCACCTTGTGATAATGTTAGTGCTGACCCAGTAACAGCTGCAGTCATCGAGCTTTGATCACTCCAAACGCCTGTGCCCCAACTCATTGCACCCCAAGTTTTTTGAGTGATGTCCATAATACCACCCATGCCAATTCCATGAGAATAACAGAGATAGTAAAAATCTGTTTCAGAAGATGGCGTTACCTCAACATACCTAGTTGTGGCTGCATTA